CCGGTCTAAATACACATATACCACATTTTTAAATTATGTAATATATATATAGCTAATAAAGGTCATAGGGAGTACCTAGGCGACAAGATCACCTTCTACTAAAATCTCTTCGTCAGCATGAATTTTATCCTCCTCCATCATCCGTTGTATAACGGAGTATGCAGCAAAACCTTTAATTCCCTCCACTTGGGAACCATACTGATGGTTTAAGTTAAAAGTAGTTTTAACGCTAGCATTTTGGTAAGTGCAAAACTTACGTAAGCCATCGTCACTGATATCCAATGAAAATTGTTCCTTATCTAGTACGAAACGAACTAGATCTTCGAATAAGGGATGATACTTAGTATTTTCCAAAATCTGTAAGCATCTTATGCCAAAGTAATCTTTACCGTCGACACCCATAGTCTTAAAGTCTACGTGTCGTTCCATAAAGAGTATACGGTTAAGAGCTCGATAAGTAGGATAAATCCCGCCGATTTGGCCATTAACTATATAGTCTATATGAAACAGATTTTGACAAAATATTACGTAATTTGTAGCGATATGTGATTTAGATTTCTCTAATTTCAATTTAGCATAAGCAAATGCCTGCTCAAATTCCGCAATATTCTCACGGGCCATTGCATATACACCGTCATCCCCTTGAATCATACATTCATCTGCTTTAATGAATGATAACGTAGAGGCTATACAGAACTGCACTATGGAATCCACCTCATTGGTAAAAGTCGAACCTGAGGGTACACCATGTTTTCCAACATAGATACCTGTAGGTGTAACAATTCCAATAGTATACATCCTTTCACAAATATAATTGAGCGTAGGATGGAAAGCGGTAGCGAAGTGGCTTTTAATGTATTCAAAAGAAGCTTCTATATATTGGTATAATATGCTGGCATCGAATGCAGCAAAGTCAACAGAGTACAACACTAAGTTATTAGCTATAGCGTTAATGATCATTTCCGTAATTCGTTTAGCTACGAGTTCGGGTGATACAAGGGCAGCACGATAATATAAAGTTTTAGTATATTCAAGAAAAGGAATGTAAAACAACATCTCAAGTAAAGTATCCGCAATTGGATAACCCCACACGGTACGTGTTTTCTTATTCTCTTGACTACGCGTATATAAAACACAAGGATCCTTCCTAGAAATTATTTCGTCAAATATATCAGCAAGAATAGGAATAACCTTCTTCTTCTTTTCTAAGAATGGAAGGCCAGCACTAGTCGTACTTCTTAATGTGGAAATAGCGTTGTTAATACTAGTCGGAGTAAGATCGTTGCTGCCAGGTTTAAAATTAAATTTAATAACATGGCTCTCATCCTGATTAGTGTATGTTTGTAGGAAGGCGGGAATACGTTCACCCCATGGTACTGATACTGACCTTGGGCCGAATTTAGCGCGATTGGCACGCTCTAAATCCTGTAAAGTGCTATTCATTTTATGCAAATTCTGATTGAAGATTTGATCCCATTCATATAAAACTACGATAGGGTCAGAATTCTTGGCTAATGGAGTAACGTGTACGTCGGTAGAACCTTTCAAAGTCATAGCTAAATGGTTAGCTATACACTCTACTTTTCTATCCGGTAGGCTAAGACGTTTTAAGAAGTTAAACTTCTTGAGAGCTTCCTTTAGCTTCACTGGGCATAATTGAATAACGGATTAATATATATTTAACAATTTAAAATCGTTATTAATTACTAGAGTATTGAGCGATATTACTTTTAATTTTAACACTAGAAGTGTCAAATAAATAATCAACTGTAGATTGAGCAGATTGCATTAAAGCTTGCCCAGTAACATTTTGACATTTATCAGATGCTGAAGAGTGTAAAGTATATGGTGTAGTAGCTATCCAAGCAGTTGTATCAGGTCTGCTGAAAGCAAGAAAAGGATACAAATGGGGAGCGTACCAACTAGTAGTAGCACCAACGGTATAATAAGAATAACGATTATC